GTTCTCCTTATGTGTACCACTGTTCGGTTCCGTAGCCTGTCGCTATTGTTCCTATCACTATTGTCGTCGCTCCGCCTGTTGAAACACTGACTTGACCTAGTTGAGAAATACCTTCGACACCACTCTCCGAACCTTTGTATATATCTATCCATTTTGTACCTGTCCATAATTGCAACTGTTGGGTGGCTAAATTCCAAATAATGTCACCAGTAGCGAATTGGTTTAAATTTCTTTCTGTTTCGTTAACATTAACTGTAGAGCCTACGTCAACCTTATTTAAACTAAGTTCTAAAACCCTAACCAGTCTGTTAAATAATTCAGGTGAAAGAGGTCCTATAGCAACAGGAAGTTTCGTTTCTAATAACTTAGCCACTATCTTTTACCATCAGGTGTTATGTCTATACGGGTAGCCCCCGCTCTAAAACTCATACCTATTGTTGAGGTATCATCGTCATTAGATTGAAGACGCAACACCGCTTGTCTTGTTCTAACCCTTGTATCTATTTTAGTAGTGACAGAAGTACATGCTGTAGTTACTGCTGTAGTTAATTCTTCTCCAGGAAAGTTTCTTCTTTTTAATACTATGTTGAGGGTTTGACCATTAGCTCCTGTAGAAGCGTTTCCAGTAAATTTTATGTCGGGAATTATTTTACTTATAGATTGGAAATCGTCTCCTTCTCCTAAATCAAAATCACTTGATTCTATAAACACGTTAGTCATAGCAGCATCATCGTTATCAACACCTGATTCATGGTTATACAAATAACCGACATAATCAGTAGTAGCTGTAGCTTTAGGGTCAGGAAAAATACCTTCATCTAACCAACACGTTCTAGAAAGTTCTCCTATCATCCAAATATTTTCTTCATAGTTATAAGTAACATATCTATCTATAACTGTTTCTCCTGCTGAACAGTAATGCCAACCTACTTCATCGAAAGCTTTATTTACAAAACCAAATATCTGATAACTTTGTGTTTGGTTTATATCACTAAATACGTATTCAGCAACACTACACGGAAGTTCTTGTATAGCTCCTGTGTACGTATAGAATCCTTTTTTATCCATCCAAAACACACCTTTAGGAGTGTTTACCATAGCGTTTGGTCCAACTAAACCCACACCTTCGTTAACTAAGTTGATAGCGAAAGTGAACGGCTGACCAACAAAAGTCATTGAATATAACGAAGTATCTGTCCAAATTAAAGTTTCTTGTCTAGCCCTTACAGCCCCCACAATAGCAGAACCCGCAGAAAGTCTAAAAGAACCTGCTGTATTTGTAGATAAAGGTTCCCATTGTTCAACGTTCTCTTGATCGCTCCACGCTATAAACATAGGATCTATTGCACCTGTTCTAGCCGTGCCTCCGTCATTTAAAGGGTCTGCTCCAAAACATATAACGTGTCTATCGATATCAGAAACCATTACTTGAAGTGCTAACGTAGGTGTTAAATTTGCTCCTGAAAGATCAGAAAGAGCTGTAGCTCTTTCATCAGTTCCTTCACTTTCGTCCCAATAAAAAATTCCAGCACCACGAGCATTTATAAGTAAATCTTCTCCAAAGTTATCATGAGACCAAACACGTAACTGGTTAGTTGCACCTAAAGAAGAAACGCTACCAAAAGTACCCGCTCCCCAGTAATCAGATCCCCAACCAGTAGACGGAACGTAAACATCTAAGCCAACGTTTATTTGATAAGCTGCGTCAGCTCCTGAACCACCATTACCTGTATCACTAGAGTTGGCTGTAGCTGTGGCTGTGAATGTAAATGTATTAACCGTTGGTACTGCAACAACTTGATATTCTTGATTTAAAACAGGGGCAGTAATAAGTCCGCCTAAAGAAACCGCTCCCGATATAGTTACAAAATCTCCTACAACTGCTCCATGGCTTGAATCTGTAGCTGTTATAACAGCACTACCGTCGGTAGCAGCAAAAACTATTCCATTAGTGGTTGTGGCTCGTATAGGCGTGATATCGTTATAAACACTTCCATCTAATACGTAATACTTCCACGTAGTGCCTAAACCTAAATAACGAGTACCTGCTAAATCAACCCAAGCATGAAGTTTTCTTCCTGTTGATTGAAACGAATTAGAACTGGCTTTAATCCAACCACCTATTTTTTCAGGCAATCCTTTACGGAAACGTACTAAGTTAGAATTAAACCACCCACCCTCGTTAGAGTAAGCAGTTCCTTCTTTATTTATTCCTGGTCTAAATAAGAGTTTTTGAAGAGGCACTGTATCCTCCTATAAAAATTTAGTTAGGATTATAGATCCCACTATAAAAGGGTAGATACCCCATAGAAGCATTTCTAGTCTTTTAAACTTTGCAGAACCTTCGTCTAATCTTTTTTCAATATATTGATAGCGAATAGCACATTCTCTTTCGTGTGCGTTAAGTTCTGCTAATGCGTCCTTTACCGTAGGCATTATTTTTGTTTTGCTTTGCCAATATTTAAAGCTAATAAATCAACGAACTTATATAGTTTACCTATCCAAGCGTCGTCTTTTGGTGTTGGTGTACTTGCTGCTATTAAACTAGCAACTGTTACAATAGTGGTCACCCACATAATTAAATCTACCATTATTTTTCTCCTTTGTCGTCCTCTATGATTTTATCAGCCTCTTCTTTAGTTGAGTCTATAAAAGCATTTTGAAAAACGGTTAAAGCTGCTTTAATTTGATCTAAATCAAATTGAAGTTTAGCTTCTTTGTTTCTTAAATCGGTTATTTGTTTAGCAAGATATTGTTGTTTAGGGGTCATTTCTGACTCTAAGATTTCTTTATCTCCTATAACAGCTTTATTTTCTTCTTGTTTGACAGTTTCTTTATTTTCCATGGTGTCCTCCTATGGTTTTATGCACACTTGTCGGTGTGGTTGGTTATTAAAATTTAAGGCGTGTAGGCTTGCGCTGCTGCAATAGCTGAATTAATTGCGGTCATATCTTCACTACCCCAATCATCCAATGCTACTCCTGCTGAATAATATCCTGTGGTACGCATTACAAGTTCTTTCTTTTCTGCATCTGTCATATCATTGCAAAACTCATTACTGTCGTCTAAACAATTAGTAATAACACTAACGCTACCTAACATTGCGTTATACATTTGTAATTTTTCTTCTGCTGTTCTTGCCATATTATTATCCTTCTAGGGTTGATATACGAGCCGTAAGCGACTCAATTAAAGCGTTTTGTTCTTGTATAGCTTTTACAAGTATTGGTACGAATTTACTGTACTGAATACCGTACTGTTTACCGTCATCTGTAAGTGTAGTAGTTAGGTTAGTTTTATTATCTTTATCATATCCTGCTGCTATTTCTAGTGCTTCTACTTCTTGAGCTTTAAAACCTATATCTAACCAATCTTCTTTATGAGTTCCGTCTGGTGTTTGAGCATTTAAGTCATAATCATCAGCAGTCTTGTCACCGTACTTAGAACGCTTATCCCATTTATAAGTGACGGGAGCTAGGGCTTTAACAAAATCTAAACCTAAATCTAAGGCTGTAAAGTCTGTTTTATCTCGTTGGTCAGAGGCTACTGTCCAATCTACTTGAATATGAGCATCACCAATATTTTCATCCCCTATAAAAACAGCACCATTACCTACTGTATTGTTACCACCGGGGCTTCCAGTTCTACCTGCATCATGTCCTAAATAAAGATTATTACTACCACTTGTATTAGATGTACCAGCAACTGCTCCCACCGCTGTATTGTCTCCACCAGTACATACTTGCAGAGCAAAAACACCTAAAGCAGCATTATCATCTCCACAATTTGCTGACAGTGCTTCATATCCTACAGCTGAGTTATTTGTTCCATCATCAGTAGCATCACCACAAAGACTACCTACAAATGTGTTTTGTGTTCCTGTGCTTATTGTTCCACCTGCACTATATCCCATTGCTACGTTGTAGTTGGCAGTTGCAGAAGTAAAGTTTTGAGAGCCTAAAGCATTTCTGCCAATCGCTACAGCCCTACTACCTTTTGTATCTGCTCCTAAAGCAATTCTGCCCACAACCGTATTAAGACTGCCTTCTGTTAAAGCATCACCTGCTTGACCACCTATGAGAACATTATCTGTTCCTATGGTTACTGCTGTTCCTGCTTCACTACCAATAGCTATGTTAAATATATTAGAAGCAGAAGCAGTATTTTGCGCTGCTAAAGCATCTCTACCAATAGCTACGTTGTGTTGACCAACATCCTCAGTTCCTAAAGCGTTATAACCCAGCGCAACATTTGATGAACCTGTCGTTAGAGCATCCCCTGCTAGACTACCGATTAGAGTGTTATGAGTGGCTGTGGTTATGTTTGCTCCTGAAAAATACCCTACTCCAACATTGTAAGAATTTGTAGCACTTGTGAAGTTTTGTGTAGTTAAACTATTTGTACCAATTGCCGTGTTTCTAGCTCCTAAAGTGTCGGCATCTAATGTGCCATGCCCTACTGCCACATTTTGATTTGCTTCTGTAATAGCTCCCCCTGAAAGACCGCCAATAAAAGTGTTTTGTATGCCTGTGGTTACTAAACCACCTGCACCAAAACCTACTGCTGTGTTGTAAGCATCGGTATTAGTATTGTTCATTGTAGCTAAAGCACTAGAACCTATAGCAACACAGGCTCTACTAGATACATCTGTTGCAAAAGCACCTGTACCTACAGCAACATTGTTATACCCAATTGTGTGTGCTGTGCCTGTGTGAGAGCCAACAAATGTATTATAAATACCTGTATCATTGGCTGTACCCGAAAGATAACCAATAAAAGTATTCCTGTCACCCGTACTAATAGCAGTACCTGCTTCATCACCTACGACAGTATTATAATCACCACCGCTTGCAATGGAGTTACCTGCGTTAAGACCAAGTTTTACATTTGAAGTTCCTGCTGTAGATGTTGCTATACTTAAAGCATTTAAAATAATGTTATCATCAGCAGTAATTGTCATATCATCTGTACTGTGATTGTAACGAATTTGTCCAACAGCACTATTAGAACTATCACCAAAGAAAATACTACCTACTCCTGAATCACTAGAATTAGATATTGTTATACCTACAGCAGTTGTTCCCGGACCTTTAATTACAAGTTCGTCTGCTGCTGCATTTGCTGCTGCTACTGTGTTTGTTCCAATAGTTGTAAGATTATCTACTTGTAGTGTAGAAGCCATATCAACTGCACCATCAATATCCACGACATCAAGGTTAGTAGTGCCATCTACGTCTATTGCACCTGAGATATCTAATGAAACGGCTGTAATAGAACCAACACTAGTAATATTAGCATCATTAAATGATGTAGCTCCAAGTGTGTTAGCTGCTGCTGTAGAAGTAATACCTGCTGCTGCAGTAATACCACCGCCATCAGCAATTACAATAGCGTTATCGCCATCTGTGTAGCCTATGTTAGCTGTTTGTACTTCACCACTTACTAAAGCATTACCTGAAAGGTTTAGTGCACCATTCATGTCTATAGTAGTAGCGTTAATTTCTATTTCAGTATCAGCAACTAAATCTAAAGTTCCGTCTGCTGATTGATGTATATAAGTTCCTGAATCACCGAATTGTAATTGTCTAGAACTATTTAATAATAAACCTGTATCTGCAACATGGGTAAGAGTTACATCTGTATCAGTACCAAAGCCTAGAACGGCTGCGTCTGAAACTAAACTTAAATCATCACCGACTGTTACGTCAGTGGATGCTGTAACTGCTCCTGCAATAGTTAGTGTTCCCGCTAAGTTTAAATCGGTAAAAGCGTTTATTACGGCTGCTCCAGAACCTGCTCCATCCAGCATAACAACAGAAACACCACCGTTAGGTATAGTCACTGTTGCTCCAGAACCTTGTTTAATAATAATTGTTTGAGAGCCTGATGTGGCGTTCTCAATAATGTGTACTCTTTTAACAGTGTTAGGACCAATAGTAATAGTACAAGCAGAATCTAGTGTGCCTGTGTATTTAATATACATCGCTCTGGCTGGATCTGCTGCACCGTCTGCTACTGTTGATGTGTGGGTATCTGCATTAGTTGTTATGGCTTCTGTGCCATAACCTAAAGCGTTACCTATTAATTCTAAGTTTGTGTTTGTTGTTGTTCCCCAAGTACCACTGGCGTCACCAGTAGCCATCTCGTTAAGTCTTAGGTCATTTACGTATGTACTTGCCATTTTTAGTCTCCGTTTTGATTATACCTTATTTTTCATAAATATTAAGCAACTTCTTGCCAATTTGGTGTTTGCGTAGTAGAGACTGCTGTATACGTTGTTGATACGCCTTGTCCTACTTGTCCCCAAACATTAACCGTATTTAGTGCAGAGGTTAATTCAAAACCTTCTGTAATTACAATATCAGCGTTAGCTTTAGGTGTTACTGTTCCTAAAGCACTTGTACCAGCAAGTCCTGTCATATCCAGGAAGTTGTTGGTAATTAACGACTCTGTTCCTAATGCAGACGTTCCTACATTGCCTGTAACTGCTACATTAGCCGCTGCTGTTACTGATTCGTCACCTAGTGCACTAGCTGACGCGACTGCAGAAACTCCTGTAACTGCCGCCGCTTGAACTGCAGTACCATCATCTAATGCTGAAGTTCCTACATTACCCGTAACGACTACAGGTAAAGCTTCACCAAAGGTCAGTTGACCCCAAGTGCCTCTACCCCAACCGTTAATATTAGCCATAAGCTAACTTAGGCTATTCTTATAATAGCGTTTGAAGCATCGGCTGCTGGAAATTGAATTGTAAAATCTCCTGCTGTGGAAGTTTTATCTCCTCCAAAAGCTAATACAGCAACAGCTTTATCGCTATTAGTGTCGTTATATATTAATGCACCATTTGCAGTAACCGTTGCATTACTAAATGTTAAATCAGCAAAATCAGTAAACGCTGTGGTTCCTGAACTTGTTGGTGTTACATTAGTTAATGCGGCTCCTGTTGCGGTATAGTTAGTACCACTTGCTTCATTCGTACTTGAATATGCAGTTGTAGTAGCACCTAGTGATGCTGAACTTGTATACAAGGCTAGTTTGAAACTATTGCCTGAGCTGTTTGTAAAATTGTGTGTTCCTGTCATCAGCTCTACTTTAAATGAAGTACACATTGCTTGAGATATTGCCATTATAGCCTCCTTATAATATCAGCCATTTCTTTATGACCTTGTTTTTCTAATAAACCTGCCACCGTTGCTCTATCGCTTAGTATAGCTTGTTTCATATACAACAAAACAACTGTGTGTATGTGTTCTTTAAATGCTTCAGCTTGGGCTTTAACCATAGGATCAGCATTCTCACTAACAGCAACTAGTCGCTCCATTATTCTTTCAGTCCAATATTCTGGACTTAAACCTTTGTTTTGTGTTGTTTTTACACCTACGCTTCCTAAGTTACTGGTTACGTCTACACTAAACATTTGTTGTTCCTGAAGGCATTATTTTTATTTGATCGTTTCTAGCTTCGTCTCTTACGTCTTTATACTCACCTAATAGTTTTAACATAGCTAATGCTTCTTGAAATTTTTGTTCATATAACATAATAGTGTCTGGAGAAGCTTTCATAAAAACAGCTCCCTCCACTAAAGAACCATACAGCATAGCATTCGGTGCATTCTCAGAAAGCCAACTTTGATTATCATCCCCCACACTAGTTAGTGAAGCGGGTCTATAGTTATAGTGTAATTCAAAAGATAAAGCACTTCCTGGTGTAGGTGCCAATATAAAAGTGTTGTTATCGAATAAAGCATAGTAAAGGGGTTCGCCAGTTGTGGCTCGTGCTGGTGTGTAATCCCTAATCCAGGAAACGTGTTTAAGTAACAAATAACTGTAATTACTACTTGAATCAATAAGAGCTAAACTAAAAGGGGATAAAAAATCATCGGGAGTTTGTAAATACTCTACGTTTGCTGAGGCACTTCCTGTTACGTTTTTACGAAAAACAGGTAGTTGTACTGATTTTAAAATACGTTCTTCTGCAGTTTCAATAAAAGTGTTTATAGTATTTACAAAAGTTGTTTCAGTATTATCTAAATAATTCTGAACACCTGTCTTTAACCCACTGTATGTAAATCCTGCCATTATGTCTCCACCGTTACGTTTCCTACCCCGCTTGTTGCCCCAAGTCCATCGAAATCAGTTCCTATAGGGTCAGAAGCAAAAGTCATTCCACTACCTGCGTTTGTAGTGATTATAACCCCTAATTGACTCTGAGGTAAAGAAACGTCAGGTCTAGGTTTCCATAAAGCTTCTGCATCAACTCCTGTGTGAACAGATTCAAGTTGTGGGTGTTTAGGTTCATAACATTCAGCACATACTCTAAAATTTTCCCACGTAGTTTTTGCTGTTTTATAATCGTACCTAAAACTGCAAGTGTCGCAGATAAAGTAAGCATATTTACCTGACGCGTAAGCCATTAAATGTACTCTTGTCTAGGAACAAGTCTTAAAGGAGAACGGTCTTCATCGTATCGTATTGCATTCCTTAGATCTTGTTCGTACTGCTCTTTCATTATAGGTAGTTTTTGTACATTCTTTTTCAAACACAAATAGTAAGCTAAACCAGAAACCAAACAAGGAACAAACCTAGTAGGTATGTCTATATCATTAATAGACGCTCCAGTATCTTCTATAGTACGCCAAACGTAGTAAATAAGTTTATCAGTTGAGTTCTCTGGTGTTGGATATAAATGAATAACGGGACTTTTTAATCTCTCTAACCAATACTCAGTGGATCGTGCTTTAGTTTCTTTATTAGGGATGTTAACAAATTCATTTCTGTCTATCCTGTCTAAAGAAATATCGGTAACTGTTTGACCTATTGTCCTTTGAATATACGCATCCAGGATATCTATATCAGAAGCGTTTATAGTGTATTCACTAGTTCCTTCTGTAAGAGTAAGCTCTACTTTAGATATTTCCCACATTTGAATACCTCTGTTTGACCAATCGGCAAACATAATATTCATAGAACGCCTAGCTGTAACTGCGTCATAAGAAGTACGAGCTTCCAATCCTGCAAGCTCGTATGCTTCTTCTATTGCGGTCGCTACATCTAAACTAAATGCACGAGTTCCTGAAGTCGCCATAACCTATGCGTGGAATACGGTCATAGTTAAGAATGTTGATACCGTGTATTCAATATAAATACCGTCATCAAAAAGCACACCTTCATCAGGTATTACCACATCCCTTGTTGCATCAGCGTCACCAACAGAACTTAATCCCATAATACTTGTTCCTGAAGGAGAAGTATTTAAGAAATCAACAGTACCTGCCGTTGCTGTACTAGTTAGATAAATGCCTTTAAGTCTACTTCTTCCTGCGAATATAACATCTGCGGCTGAAGTGTTAACTCCTGCTGAAACATTACCTGCTGGATTACCAACAGCTGAAATACCTGATATGGTTTTAAAAAACTTAGTACCTGTAGCCGTTCCTGCATTAGCACCTGTGATAGATTCTGTTTGAGCCTCTCCATTAACATCAGTACCTGTAACAGTAAAGGACTTAGCAGCATCATTGCCAGCAGAAAGAATTGTAACAATTCTTCCATGACTAAGTGCAACAGCTCCACCAGAAGCTAACGCACCACCAATAGTAAGTGCTGCGTTATTTCCAACTGAGGCTGCGACTGATATTCCATCTGCATCTAAAGCTACTGTATCGGCAGTTATAGTAACTGCCTTTACATCTGAATATCCTGCCATAATTTACTCCTTAAATAATACCTGTAAGGTTAATTAATGAGTAATCGGTTGTTACATTAACAATCATAACTGTACCAATTACTTGTATAACATCTCCTGCTGCTGGTCCAACTGCACCGACTGCACCTAAAGGTACTGCGTGATTACCTACAACTAATGTTCCTGAAGTTAATACTGTAGCAGGTCCTGAAACAGCAAACCAACCATAAGCACTAGCAGCCATATCGACAACAGTTACACCTAGTGTAGCACCTGTTGTAGTAGCAGCTTGACCTATTAACCCACTACGAGGGTCAGGTATTAATGTAATTCTTGAACTTGTAGTTATCGCTGTTGCTAAATCATCGTAGCAAGTAATGACGATAGAAGGATCGGCTGAATGATCATGTGCTGGATTAGATTTAATTCTAAGCATTTGACCTTCACCTGCAGCATCATTTACATAAAGATAACCATTTGCATATTGGTTAAGCGTTATGTCTGTACCAGCAGTTTCTACTGATATAGCTGTTTCCCCTGCGGCTACGCCTGCAGTAGGTGTTAAATCAAAGTGATGTGCTATAGAAGCCGCGTGAGTTACACATTTACCTGCTGTAACTGCTACTGCTGCTAATCTACCGTAAGCATAAACAGTATTACCATAAAGCAGTCTACTGCCTAGTGGGAATAACTGAGTAAGCCCAGATGTGAAAGGGTCAACAGTACCATATTGGCTACCGCCTTTACCAACAATAAAGTCAGCTGGTCCATAACCTGTTGCTGCTACGTATTGAGTATGCCCACCAGCATCAGTAAAGATATTACCGTCTGAGTTGATTACCAACCCGTCGGTTTGTGCCCCTGTTGATGAATTTACGTCAATGGTTTTAAAACCATTTTCAGACCTGACTGGTCCGTTAAATGTCGAATTTGCCATAATTTCCTCCTACGGAAATAAATTCTATCATCTTGGCTTGTCTGCTAGGTCAGTTGATAGAACAATTAATAAACCCTAGTCCTCTGATTGTATATCATTCATCTCCAAAAGAAAAGGGAGCCGAAGCTCCCTTTAATTTATTCAAGTTAATGAATTACGCTCCAGGAGACCCGAAGATACCTCTCCAGTCACTCCAACCAAAGCTGTAACGCTCTCTAGCTTTGTATCTTACATTACCAGTTTCGAAGTCGCCTTCCATACTAGTAGATACAGCTGTTCTAACAAAGTGTTTAAGCCCGTTAGGTACGTCAGTTTTGATAAAGAAAGCATCGGTATCTGTTAGATAATGATTAACAACATAGCCTTCTGAGATCATTCCCATATTTCTAATTGCGTTAATATCATTGTCTGAAGAACCAACTCTTCCAGGAGTTTCCAATAACCTATCTGCTACAAACTGCAAAGACGGTGGAATAATTAATTTCCTTGCCTGTGCATTAACTTTAAGATTTCTTTCATCTTTGAAGTCAGCGATGTCAATCAACGCTTGTTCAAGTGAAGTTTCATTTAAGTCAGCTGATGTAGATAGCTCATTTTTAAGATCCACGTTAGCAACAGTAGGGTGAGCTGTAGAACATAACTCTACTCCATCACCACCAACATATGAAGAACTAAATGCATTGTTTAATACATTAGCTGCTTTCACTTGTTTAGTTTGTTGCATAGACCTAGCTAAAGCTCTTGTGTATCTTGAAGAAAGAGTATCGTAGAGGTTATCCTCGATAGCTTCTTCTGTCAACGCAAATGCTAATGCTACAGTCTCGTGTGTGAAACGTGATGTCCAGGATTCTTGAGCTGTGTCATAAATGACCGCTGCTCCTTCTCCCTTAGTCGGTGCTTCACCAAACCCACTTAACATTACTTCTTCCTCGAACGCTCTTTCAGAACTCTCGGTGTCGAAGATGTCTTCGTGCTCATTATTATATCTCTCATACTCTAATCCAAAGAGAGCATGGAGTCCAGGTACTAGTTCTTTGACTAGCTGTGCTCTGTAATCGCCATTATTTATCTCCTTAATTAGACAGCAAATGTGTTAGTCGGGAATGTGAAGAGTCCTCTCGCA